TGATTTGCCTAAGCTCAATTTAATTAATATATTGACAATCTGAGAATCTGTTTTAATATCAACATTAAAATTACCCTTTTTTAGTACATCACATGGATAAAATATAAAAGGAGACTTATGGTAAACAACAACATTATCTCCTGTGTTTTTTAATTTCAAATGCTTATTATAGACCTCGAAAACTTTATGGGAACTTGTCTCTAAATCACAATCAGATACAGTAAACATCTTATCAACATTCATCTTCTTAACAAACCTATTTAAATAAGACTGATCGTCAATTTTTACAATAAAATTTGTTTCTCTATTTAAGTCTTCATTTGTCAACGGCTGTTTAAGTCCTTTTAAAAATCTATCAGCAGAATAATAATCACCTTTAACTACAACAAATTCCAATATGTTCAAATCTTCGTTGTCAATCATGGATTGTAGAACATGTTTCCTCAAACCATCATTACTTTCTGAAATGTAAGCAGTTTGTGTTATAAAATTGACGTTCACAATATAATATCCATCAGGATGTTTCCTCTTGATCATTCTTTGTAAATTTTTGAAATTTCTCAATATTACAGACCTCAATCTAGTGTTTTTATTACTTTTTACACCTGGTAAATTTTTAATTAATGGGAAAGGATCTTCTACTGTTATGGAAGTTACAGGAAAATCAATGTCAATATCATCTATATTTAATATCAACAAATCAGGAATGAAATCATTTAGATAAGCAGTGATCTGTTTAACCATGTTGTGCATGTCTTCAATCTCATCTTTAAAATCTTCTGAAAGGTACAAACCATGCTTTTGACTTATGGAAGTCATCATAGATATTAAATCGTCTATATCACCATCTAAAGTCAGAAAGAGATAATAATCATAAATTTTGGTTTTGCTATTTCTAATTTCATAATCATATTTTGAAAAAACATTTTTATTTTTTAATACCGATTGATACTTAGAAGAATAAGTAAACTCTAGCAATACTATTGAATCTAAAGTTTCTAAAATATAATCAGGAGTTCTGTGAGAATCAACACCTATACTAGGAAAATTGGAGAACGG